CATGCGTATTACTGATGCTGGCGGCGACGAGAACGACAACGGATTCCGCAAGCCCAGTAGCGTGATGGAATCTATCAAGGCTCGTGCCAGTGTAGCACCGGCAGATGCTACCGCAGCAGTTAAATGGGAACGCGGCCAGGCCAAGCCCGGTATTGATCCACTTGATTCCACACCAAAGATCACAGCAGATGTGCAAAGCAACAAGCTCAAGGAGTTGTTGGGCAAGATCAAAACGGGTTAAAACCAATAAATAAGCCAAAGGCCCTTGAACACAATGCAAAAACGCACCCGTAGTCTATTGGAAGAATTGGATTCCATGTATGTTGAGCGCGAACGCGACTTGATAATAGAGAGTCGCGCCTCAAACATCATTGCTGGTGCCATCAACTTGTTAGAACAGATAGATGCTGCGTATTCACCGGAGCAAGCAGAAAATCTCACACGCAAACTGCTGAATGCCATCCGCACAAGAGATGCAGGCAGATTTGCTAGAACCGTAAGGCGTAGTCATGCAAATCAATAAACTGCTGGAAGGCGGAAATGTATTCAAAGGCCCCCAAGGCGAACCACTCACACAGCGTATCAATCGTGCGGATGTGCCTGCTACTATCCACTGGATAGAACAAGTAACTGGTATAGAATTCCCCAAAGACCGTTGGCTAGGATCAACTGGTAAGAAACCCACATCTGGGGACTTGGATCTTGCTGTAGATCTCAATGAAATTTCAAAAGAACAACTGGCTGGAATCCTCTCACAATTTGTACAGAGTCAGGGAGCCGATCCCAGAGAATATGTAAGCAAGAGAGGCGAGGTACACTTTAAGACACCCATTGGTGGTAATGCCAATCGTGGATTTGTACAGACTGACTTTATGTTCTTCCCCGATCTGGACTGGGGCAGTTTCTACTACTCAGGTGGTGAGGATTCGGAATACAAAGGCATGAATCGCAATGTATTGATGTCGAGTATAGCCAAACAGCAAGGACTCAAAGTAGGTGCCAACGGCATGTTCTCTCGTGCCACAAATGAACTAGTTCGTGGTGGTATGGATCCTGACTATGTGGCCAGTGTGTTGTTAGGACGCGGTGCCACTCGTGACAATCTAAAGAATGTAGAATCAATCTATGCTGCACTCACGAATGATCCTGATCGTGAAGCCAAGACAGCAGACTTCCGTGAGTATCTAGCCAAGGAAGGCATGCGAGAGCCAGAAATGACTGTGAGAGAAAGCGATGCCAACTTCTTGGCCCGCCTGCGTGATCGTATCGTGAACCAAGGCATGCAGCCCTTGATTGAAACCAAGAGATCATATCAACTGTACGAACAAGAACCTGTGGCTGTGGGCGGCAAAGCCAAGGGCATTGAGCACCTGGAAGACTATGTGTTCCGCAGTGGATCAGCAGGCGTGGATCGCGCACTCGAAATAGCTGACTCTTTCTATGCGGATCCCAAGACCGGATCAGTAAAGTGGGATGGTAAGCCTGCTGTGGTATTTGGACGCAAGCCAGATACAGGTGAGTTTGTGCTGACAGATGATGCAGGATTCACTGCGGAAAGATTGTTTACCAGCACACGCGAGGTTGCCGCAGACATGGCACGCCGAGATGCCAATGCTGCGGCCAAAGGTAATAAAGCAGATAGAATACAAACCTTGTTGCCCACCTATGAAGCCATCTGGCCATACCTGGAAGCAGCCACACCTGAAAACTTCCGTGGGTATGTCAAGGGTGATCTGCTGTACACTGCAACACCAGAGGTGGAGGCAGGCAATCTCATATTCCAGCCCAACACAGTGCAATATCGTATTCCTGTGGCCAGTGATCTAGGCCGGCAAATAGCCAGCAGTGATATAGGTGTGGCTGTACATACCATGTATGCAGATGTGGATGCTGCCAAGCAACCACTCAGCAGAGTTAAATTTAATCCTGTACCAGGATTGTTGTTGATTGAACCCATTTATGCCCAGGCTGTGCCCAAGAACAATGCTATAGTTAAGCAGATCCGAACACTGCTGCAACAAAATCGAGCAGCCATAGACACCTTGTTTAACCCCATGGAACTGAGAGCCATGAAGATCACTGACTTGGCCAAGTTGGCCATTGATTACATCAACAAACGAGTGGACCCAAGACATGCTGCTTACACAGGTGACTTCCGTGATCTAGTGCCAGGATTCATGGCCTGGTTGCAACAGACACAGACTCCGCAAAAGGTCAACAATATAGCACAGTATCTTCGTAGTCCCACCTCAAACGAGCAAGGCCTGGCTGCTGCGTTCCTGTTGTTTGAACTGCTGCATGATCTCAAGCTGGATCTGCTGGGCAAGCTGGATGCACAGGTTCCGGGTAATGAAGGATGGGTGTTTGCTACTCCTGTGGGATATGGCAAAGCCGTGAACAGATTTGACTTCACTGCCAGAAACAAAGCCAGAAACAACTAGCCAAGGGCATGATTTTTTGCCGATTTCATAAATAAGAGTAGGGCAAAAAGCCCACTTTTTAGGAGAAACAAAAATGGCAGGATTTACAAAAGTCAATGGAACAATGCAACCAGTGTTCCACATGGATACCGCGAATGGTAACATTCAAGGCACAGCTAACATCGCCGCAACCGGTTCAGTTAACTTTCAAGGCCCCAAGCTGGACTTCTTCAGCCTGGTTGCCAACGCAAGTTTGATCAGTTCCGGTAATGTCAATGGCTACATCAACAACATTATGCAAGCCATCCAGACCAAGGCCACAGTGGCAATGTATCAAGTCAGCCCAGCTGCACCCACAATACTGAACCTGGCTTTGTACCCAACTGATGCGTACACCGCTACAACATTGCTGGCCACAGCCAACACCGGCACCCCAGCAACTGGTGGTCAGAACATTCAATTGACCTCGGCTGCAGGCAATGCTGTGTTCACTTCAGCCGCAAGCGGTTTTGCTCCAACCTAATCTTAGGTAGAGTTAGCAAATCAAGGCCCTGGATTATTTCCAGGGTTTTTTTTTGGTCTTAAATACTGCATGACCCAGAGCATCCGTGTAAAGACTGATTTTGATTGTAGGCCTACAGGGATAACCGGGCACTTTCGACCCAACATCCTGCCCATCACTGATCAACAAGAGCAAGCGATAATAGATCAATCCACTTGGCTTCGTAGTAGAAATCAACAACGCAATTGGGAAACCATCATGCAGCTGATCAGTCTCTATACACAACCTCTGCGTGTGAGTCGTGTACGATTGGCAGATCTTCAGTGGCAGTTTGAGTTTGACACCGATGTTGAAGATGTGTTCAGACTGGGTGATGATCCGGTGGGTCGGCTGAAACAAGCATGCACCGGTGTACCTGTAATAAACTATGTAGAACAAGAACTTACCACACTATTGCGACCAAATGTGAACATTTGGTTTGAGCCCACGGAGCATAAATAATATCATGGACACTACCGATATTGAAAAGAAAAGCCTAGAAGCCCATGTTGAGCTGTGCGCCGAACGTTACCGCATGCTGGAACTCAAGATCCAAAATGTTGAGACCGACGTTGGTTCAGTAAAAATCATGGTCACAGAAGTGCATGGCATGATGCAGAAAATAACCGACAAACAAACTGATCGATTGATCAGCTGGGGTATTGGCATCATTGGTTTTCTCATTGGTACCGTGGGCTGGTTGTTGTCGCACTACGTATTCAAATGAAAGCCAGCCGCAAACTTGCTGCCTTGGCCGAGCGAGAACTGCCACGCATCCTTGATCAAGTGATCATAGAAGACGGAGAAAAATACCGGGTGTTTGGCAGATACACCATACATCCTGTGGAAGGCCTGTTCCAAGTGCGTCTTAGAGATGATGCCATTGGTGTGTTTTCGGGCACAAAATCTGCTCTGGCCTGGTGCATAGCAGACAACTTGCACAGATTCAATCTAGCTAGACAGATAAAAGAACTGGATCAGTCCATAACAAGATTACGAAATGACATACATGTGCGGCGTAGCCTAGCCGAACGCACATCAGGGCACACCTGGGAAAACTTGATCAACAAGACCACT